GAACTGCCAACTTGATTAATAGAAGAACTAACATAGGTGAATTGACCTGCTACTGATGGAGTGCCAATTGCCACAGATCCACTAGTTAAATTTATGGGAATCGCAACATAAAAATTCGTAGAAAAATTATAAGCTGATATAGTTGCAAAATTATTAGTTCCTGCTTGTAAATATATGCTATATGTGTAATTTGATACCGATACTAAAGGTATAGTTGGAGTGCTACCTAAATAATGTTGTCCACTTCCAGCAGTCGCAGTTAATGTCCACGCAGTTGTTGTGCCATCTGGAGCTATGGCATTTTGTGAAATAGTTGTAGTACCTAAAGTCCAATATGAAGCATTTGTAAAAGTATTACTATATAAAAACAAATTCTGCTCTGCCAACGCACTCGTCTTACCATCGTAATACGGTGCAGTCGTTGACCGTGAAAAGGTAACTCTTGGATCAAGTTGTTGAGAGTTAGCAAAGTCCATAAGCATCGAGGGCTTTACGGAAGGAAAATTAGATGCTATCGCCATAAACTCTTTCCATTATGAATGACTACTACTAAATAAATAACGATTAAAACGATTAATAAGAGGGGATAAACCAGTCCAATCGCATAGCCTAATAAAGTCAATAAGATGGCTTTAACGCCCATTGCTACATTAATATCGCAGTATTTGAACACAAATGCCATGACGGGATTCTGTTCATAGCCACCATTCTTTAAGATAGTCGAAGTTGTATACCAATCAAGGCATTGGAGAATGAAGAAGGTGAGGGAGAGTAGATAAATCATGCTGACACCTCTATTTTTAATACTGCAGGTTTAATTAATTTTCCATGTGTAACTTTTGCCCCATAACTTCTATGACAAGGATTACACAATGTTCTTCCGTTATCTACATTAAATCTTAAGTCTGGGTAAAGTGAAAAAGGCATAATATGGTCTGCTTCCAAATTTCCACCCCTTTGGCTACATAATACACAAGTGTAATTATCTCTTGCAAATACTTTTTTACGCCATTGTTGCATTTCTTTTGATAATCTAATTTTCATTACAATAGGGGTAATTCCACCTCTCCATGTGTAACTGTTACTACCACTAGCAGATTCAGTTGTAAACATGCGAGCATTGGGAATTCCACCTTGTTTAAGCACTTGCTCTCTTGCTCGTTCTGAATTTTTTTTTCGCATTTCAGGCGTTCCTTTTAATTCTTTTTGCCCACATGACGCACAATTTCCACCCCAATTTTTTAATGTATCATGTCTTTTTTTAAAAACAATATTACAAGTTTTGCAAGTTACATTAATTTGCTCTTTTGATTTTCCATGTTTAATAGTTGCACAAGGGTGGCAAAATGTTTTGTTATTTCTTTGAACCAATTTTTGTTTGGATATGTAAAGTTCTTTATTGCATTTACTACATGAACACAATATTTTTTTTGCACTTCCATAAGATGTGTTGTTGTAAAGTTGTAAATCAATAATCATAGCTTTTTATCCACATACCCAGTTCGTGCCATTCGAATATACTGGTGTAAAGACTGCACCACCACCTGTAACTGTTGATTGGAATGTCGGAGTTAAAGCGTCTGTAACGAATGTTCTAGAGCCACGACCGACTGTTGAAGCACTTGGTAATGCTGATACTGTTGAGTAGGCATGAGGGTAACGAATAACGGTATTTGATGAGTTACCGATGGTTATTTCGTTGGATACTGTGGCTGATGATGCTTGAGCGTTGTAGCCAATAATTAAATTATTACTGCCAGTTGTATTTGTATTCCCCGCTGAAAAACCTAATGCAGTATTATTATTGCCCGTGGTATTTGCATTTAAAGAACCAGTTCCAACGGCAGTATTGCTATTACCTGTAGTGTTTGCTAATAATGCACCTGCACCTATTCCAGTATTGCTAGTGCCTGTTGTGTTTGCTTGACCTGCACTACCACCAACAAAAGTTATATCTTTTGCTGTAGTAGACAAATATCCTGCTCGATAGCCAACTAATAAAGAGCCATAAAGTTCAGAACCTAAATTATCTAAAAATTTACCCGCTTGATGTCCAACTGCGGTAACATACCCACCAGTTGTCCCTGTATAAAGGGATTGATAACCTATAGCGGTACTAAACGAACCGCTTGTATTTGAATATCCTGCTTGATAGCCTACAGCAGTATTACTATTTGCTGTGTTATTTCGTAAAGATTCTTGTCCAACAGCCGTAATAAAACTACCTGTGCTATTTAATACTGATGCAAAATACCCAACCGCAGTATTGCTTGCCCCAATTGTATTGCTATACCCTGCTTGATAACCAATATTTGTATTGTTATTACCTGATGTATTTGAATATCCTGCAAGAGAACCAACAGCCGTATTATAAGATGCTGTATTAGCATTTAAAGTTCCTGCACCAACTGCTACGTTATCAGCACCTGTTACGTTATTTTCTAATGACGCTGTTCCATCAGCATTACCATTACCACCAATGGCTACGTTTCTTTGCCCTGATGTAGTTAATCGCATGGCACGATAACCAAGAGCAATATTCATGTTCCCTGTTGCAGAATAACCCGCTTGCCACCCTAGAGCAAGTAATCCTACACCTGAAACCATGCTGTATCCTGCTTGAGTTCCAATGGCTACGTTTGCCGAACCAGTTGTATTTGAATATCCTGCTTGATAACCCGCAAAAAAGTTATATGACCCTGTTGTATTACTATACCCTGCTTGATAACCAATGGCTGTATTGTTTGTTCCAGTTGTATTTTTATTTATCGCTTGGTAGCCTGTAGCTGTATTCGTTGCAATACTTCCACTACCTTTACCAACAGTTATTCCGTTAACAATAATATCATTTGCAATTGTTGCAGATAATACATTAACCGCCTTAGCATCTTGATAAGCCATCGTTACGAGGTATTGGTTTAGGGGAATTTGATTGGCGTTTGTACCTACATCAAACTGAGTTACTGATCTCTCTGCTAAATAATCACACCATACGTTTGTTGTATTGCCCGCTAAACTGATATTTGCAGTCGTGCCTAGAGAGTTAGATAATACTTGCGTTCTACCAAAAGTGTTAGAGGTTAAAACCGTACCAATGCCCGCTTCCCATACGTTTGCTGTTGGGTCAAAGATTACATAGGAGGTCGTATTTCCAACCCCAATACCAAGGTTAAATGTTTGAAACCCCGCTATAGCACCGTTAAGCGTAAGCGTTCCTGTACCCGCTGTACTGGTAGTTTCTTGTACACGATTTGCCGTGGTATAAGGCATTGTAAGCCCCTATTATGAAGTCGAAGTTGTGTTGTAGACAACGCTAACCGTGTCTCCACTCGTAACCAATTTCGCTACTGCAAAGTTACCTTCTGAATATAATGTACCTGTTGTACTTGACTGAGTATTAACTGCACCTGAACCTGTTACCAAAAAGCAACCATAAACTGTTCCGCCTGCACCTGTGATTGTGTAAGTGATTGAGGTAGCAGTAGATGTTGTTACGTTACTTGGGGTTAGTCCAGATGATGTAGATGTGCCGAATACTGCTGTACCACGGACTGCTGAGCCACCAACTGTGTAGTTAACAAACTCTGTCCATGTATGCGAAGCCATTGTATCTGCCGCAACAAATGTCGTTGAGTTACCGATAAGACCTAAAAACGGACCGACTACGGTATAAGCAGAACCTTTTAAGAAGGTATCAAGCATTAACTGTTTACCAACTGCAACAACTAAGTTAGGAAAGGTTTCTTCTGATTTAATATTGCCTTGTGCATCTCGGTGGATAACCTGATAATAACCACCAATTTCCATACCTTCTGGTACGGTTACATTTGCTTGTAGACTAATAGTTGCGTTATCGCCACTACCTAAAATTTCGTTTGTCATATTGACTCCTAATTAAGAATAAGAACTGCCGTTGTTGCTGTAGCCACAGGGAATGTCACAGTAAAATTACTAGATGTTTTATCTGATCCAAAATCCAATACACAGACTGCTGCGTTGGTTGTTGCGTTATAAATTAATGCTGCTCTTGCTGTAAAACTAGAACCTGACCAATTAACATTTTGAAAAGACACATACGCTGCACCGTTTGCGCTTGCAGGGGGTATATTGACTAAGGTTTTCCCTCCGGCTGCATATCCTGCTCCAACAACTTCCCCGCTAGTAGTATAAACAGTAGTTGTGCTGTCCAAATTAGCCAAAGATGTATAAAGTGCAATTTTATAGGTTCCACTTGTAAAGTTCTCCAACCCATTTAATAGGTTCTGTTTAAAGATTGTGCATTGACCTTGAGCTATCATATGACGCCACCTTTAGGTGCTGCGTTTAATTTTAACTGCCCATCACGGTAACTGTCACCACGCTCTAATGCATCACACAGTCTACGCAATTCACTCATGGCTTCATCGAGCTTTGCTTTATACATCGTTGCCATATCAGCTTCTGCTTTCATAAATATAGCCGCTTCTAGTAATGCACCATACAGTAAGACAGGATCATAATTATCGCCCAACCATGACTCTCCGGCAGCAACAATCGATGGTGGGTAGTAGAAGTAATGCATTTCTACTCCATAAGCCTGGTCTGGTGTAGGTCCTAAAATATAAGAAAGAGCATAGTTGTTACTTAACTGTGTGCCAAATAAAGCATAGTACTTAGGAAGCCCTGTTGATGTCGGTCCAGGATATGCTTCTCTAATATAACTTACATCTTTATTCAGGATATAACTGTAGTTTCCAGTGCCGTCAATCACCGCAATCGAGTATGCTGATAACCAATCTGTTGGCAATGAAAGGTATGGATTATTAGCCGACAAAGTTCCAGTTACATTCTTCCGTAATGCAGGAATATTAATAGCATTATAAATCCGTGTTTCTGCTTGTTGTATAAAGGTATTAACTTGCGTATTGCTAAGCGTCGTTACAGTTGTTACACCATCCGTACCCGTAAAAGTGGTACTTGGAAATTCATTTTCCGTAAAAGTTTTGACGGTGTTAAACAACTGTGTGTAGTTCACGCTAATGGACCTCTAGAAGTAAACCCTTTGACTGCGCAACCTTTACCACGCTGAGCAACACCATCTGTTTTCATATCGGAATAATCAAATGCACCGCCACCTAAATCTTTGGTATTTAACTCAGTACCTTTAGGCGTATGTGGCTCCGCATAAACTTCAGCAGAACCAGATTCTTTACCCATTAATTTCTTAGAAAATTTAGCCATGATTATTTACCATTCGCTTTAAGTTTTGCCATGTTGCCACCCATCGACTTCATATCTTCATTAGTCTTTCCACCAGCGGCCATCTTCTTTACCTTGCCACCTTTTTTTAACTTAGATAAGTCAGTACCTTTACCGCCTTTATGCTCTTGAGCATCATGCATTTTAAAAGCCTTCTTAATGATTGCTTTATCTTGCTTAATATCATCTTTCATTTTTTCTGCCATTTTTAGCTCCTTAACTAATTGTTACACTATTAGTAATACCTATTGATTTTAACGCATTTGGTGTTTGATTGAAATCATATTTCATGCCAACAGGATTATATCCCCATTGAATCGTTCTACTGCCACCACTCGGAAACCCGTTTGCATCATAACCCGATTGATAATAACTGTTATCGCGTCTTGGCTCTCTGATGGCTTGTGGGTCATTAACCGGATATTCACCTAAATGTAACTGTGGATGATCACTCTCCCAGCACTCAGAACAAACTTTAATCCCAGTAATCTTACCTTTAATAACTAACTTCTTTAGTTTCAATAATTTGTATCTAAAACCACAACGATCACACTCCGCAATCGCAAACTTGCCAGAGGTAAACATCGTTGTCATTATCTGCCACCAACATACATTTGTCTTGGGACAAACCGAATCGGTGCTTTTTCTCGATCCTCCTCAGAAGCAAATTGAAATTGTTGCTCGTAATCTGCTTTTAATCCCATCGCACGATTGGGATCCATATTAGGCAACTTTAAGGAGAGATAGTAAGCCAGCCCTGCCACCATACAGTTTAGCCAACGGAATGGGATATCTTGTGTATTGACTGCATTACCAGCATCTTGCAAACGGCGTAGTCGCCAGTAAATAAAATTATAGTAATTGGATTGGTCGGGTGTCGGCCATACCACTACTTGTGGATTTCTATCAGGGTTATTACCAGTAGGATATGAGGCCCCAGTTTGTCTATTAATCCATACTTGTATCGGTCTGCCCTGCGCTAGTTTATTAGGGATTGTAGAGTAGGTAGATATACTGATGCGACTGATGGTGATATCGGTTTGATTGTTCTGTTGACCAGCGTTCGTTCTAATTTGGTGTTCCAGTAAATCAATCGTATCTGCAGGAAGGTCGTAAGTATTAATGCCCTGCACCATTGGGATAGTGCCTTGCTCAATTGTCCAAAGATTAATTCCACGATTTGCCCATTCAATAGTTAGTAAGTTTAAAGACCGTCTCGCTGTACGAACATCGTATCCGGTACGCACCTCTTGTCCACATCTTTCAAATGCTTCTTCAATAAGCTCTGATAAGTCAAGATTAAAACTTGAAGTGCCGGTTGTAGTCATTTTGGATACTCTAAAATTATTCTTACAATTAATAAATTTACTACAAACAAATTATATTTATCTTCTTCTACAAATTCAAATCCTAAAGAAACTCCAGTTATCAACTCTCCAAACAAACAAAATGTTTTCATTTAATTTTTCTGTAAGGCTTAACTTTTTCTTTAATGCTTTTCGGTTGTGCTACAAACTGCTTCCCTTTTGCTTTGCCTTCACGCTTTGCTCTAGTTGTTGCTGCATACTCTTGTGGGCTTAATGCCTTTATTGCTTTTTCAGGTAGGTATCTTTCCCCAGTTTCGGATGATTTTTTACCTGATTTTGTAGTCCACTTTTGCTCACTCCACGCTTTTAAAGACTGTTGTGATTTCGCTAAAGCCATTACTTATAGCCTCCACCACTTGCCTTATATCGTTTAGCTACTAATTGTGCTTTTCTGGCTGACCATTTTCCAGCAGCTGTCCCTTGTACTGCGGCAGCTTTTACTTGCGATACGATTTTCTTCCTTAAAGTTGGCTTCGTATAATTACCTGCTGCGTTTACATTACCGCCTTCTTTAAGATAGCCCATTTTGTTGCGAACTTCTGTTGGTAGTTTACCTAAACCTTTGTTGTCTTCTGGCACTTCTTTTAAGCTACCACCTTCTGCCATTTTTTTCGGTTTCTTGCCTGCTGCTTTCATTGCTATTGCGGTGGCGGCTTGCTTTGCCATACCACCTTTTTTCAGTACGGCTGATTCACTTGACTTAGGCATTTTCTTTGGGGACATTGCACCCATACCTCTGCTTGGCTTCATTTAACACATCCCGCCTTTTTTCATTTTCTTTGTCATGCCACCGCCACACATTTTGCTAACCATTTCGTGATTAAGTTCATGCCCAGCAGCGTGTGCTTTAAAGTGTTCGTGATGCGGTTTATGGCCTGCTAGTTCTTGTTTGTACATATCTTCATTCATGATATGCTTTTCAACTTTCATGCCTTTTTCTAACGGTGCGTGATCCATTTTCATAACTATCTCCTTAGCAAACTTTACCTTTAGTTTTACCTTTAGACTCAATACCACCGCCTTTAGCAAAACTCATTCTTTTTACACTACCCATTTTTGCAGAACCAACCGCTTGTTCTTTAGGAGCGCTCTTTCTTGCACTCATGGTGTCTTTTACTTTGCCCATCTTTGCTGACATAGAACTTGCTACTCCACCCTTTTTCATGCCCTTGGCTTCAGTTGATTCTTCTTTTGCCATTTTAGATAGCATTTTTGCCTGTTTCATTTCATGTGCTTTGTCCGATGCCTTGCCGCCCATCGCCATTTTTCCCATCATCATTCCACCTTTTTTCATACCTAACATTCCCATTTGTTTAGATTCGGGCATGATACCCGATTTAGAAATACCTTTCGGTAACTGTTTGTTCATTTCTTTTTGAATCTTTTCGCTTGCCATACCGCCTCCTTTAAATAAAGCTGTTTTCCCATGATCAGTTTTCTTTTTGTTCACCGTCTGAATATCAGAACGACCACCTTCGGAAAACTTTTTACCTTTGTCAGCTTGAGAAAAATGCTCTCCCACTGATTGCGGTATGCCTACCTTCTTAGCAAATGACTTATTATGTGCAATTGCTTCCATAAAATTATGTTGTTTCTTACTTACGCTTGGCATTATTTACCCCAAAAGCCTTGAAATAAATTACCAAACACAGCGCCAATTACTGCAAAGGCACCGCCTACCATCATTAATGTACGCCAACCACCATGTGCTGTGTCAAGTGTTTTTTGTATGGACTGAACAGCTTCCTTGATTTGCCTCATCTCTTCAATCATTTTATCCATATCATCTTGTAAATGCACTATATCATTGGCGTGTGTGGCTAACTCTCTAGCGGTTTCAATAGGGTCTATATTACTCATTAGCATTTCCACCTTTTTAAACTAGCAGCCTTCCGTGTAGGCTTACCGTTTTCATCTTTCATTGGTCCAGGCATACCGCTCATTCTTGCACAAAAAGACCTCTTACGAGGCCCACCTTCAGGTTGCGGGGCTTTTAAATGCGAGCCAGTTTTTGCGTTATACGCTTTCCTACCGGCTTCTGTCATTCCAGCACCCTCTTTAGTACTTAAGTAATTTCTGCCCTTACCTTTGGTAGTTTTTTTTATTACATTAGCCATTATACAACCTCGTAACGGTTATTTTTTCCTATATTTTCTACACCCCGTATAACTTGCAAATTACTAGGTACGTGTAGTCCAGATACCAACTTACCTCGCAATGGAACAATATGGTCAACATGCCAAGGTTCTTTATTCTCACGAGTAAGCATTGCAGATATTGAATAAAACCCATCTATAACTTTTGCATCATGCGCAGTTAACCATTTTGGTGTTCTTTTCAATTTTTCAGCTCTTCTTTTTGCTTCGTATGTGGCACAAGCGTCAAGGCGATTTTTTTGTCTACTTCTTTGCAATTCTTTTGATTTTTCGTGGTTTACGTAATATCGCTTTAAACTTAATTCCTGTCTTCTAAGTTTATTTTTTTGATACTCGGCAAGGTAGTCTCTTTGGGCATCAGAAAACATGCGTTTATGTTCTCGACTACAAAATGTTGCCCCGCTTCTTTTGTGTTTAATATCGACTTTACAAAATTTACAAAATCTATCTTCTTTAGGTTGGGCGGCTAATTTTTCTTTTAAACGAAGTCTATACAAAGCTACATATTCTTTGTTTCTTGCTTTGCGTAGTTCTAAGTCTTTATATGGCATTTTTAAATCCCACGACCTTTAGCAGTAAGTCCAGCCCCCTTAGAAACCGGGAGTTTTTCGCCTCTTCCAACTGCAAGACTGGGGGTTTTCTTCTTTGTAGCCACATTACGCCATCGCTTCCTGACAAACTACGTTAACTTGGAATGTTGCTCCTGCAGACGATGTAACGGCTACAGTTAAAATATCAGGGATATTACCCCGAATATTTGTCAACACAGGGAAAAAGTTAGTTAAGTCTAATTGTTGTAAACCGTTATTAGCCGTTGAGAATGCATACACAACCTCACCACCTGCTAACGACACAGAACTTAAATCTTGTTGGGCAAATGAATTAAATGAACCCAAAGTACTTAAATTAACAAAACTTGCACCTTGCAATGAAATTTGATTTGTTGGCGTTGATGCAATTAATTCCACTAGACAAGTTGCTGATGAGTTAATTAACAATGTTTGCGGTAATAATTGTCCGCGGTCAATCAAACCAATTTGATATGCATTACTTGCCGATGGACCTGTAGGCATTGGTGTAGATGTAACAAGATCTTGGAACGTTATTGTATTAACCGTATTGGAGACAATCCGAGCCGTATAGTTAGATGTTGCAGATGCACCACTTGTATACGAGCCGGGTGTTTTTGGTCCAAAATTAATTTGAATTTGATTGTTCGCTGTTACAGTTACGTTATAAATACCATTGTAAGTGGCAGGTGTTGCCCCAGAAATAGTAATCACATCACCGTTATTTAGAAAATGCGAACTTGTAAATGATACTAACGCAAAAAAGTTGGTCACACCAGATACTGTATTGCTTGACAATCCGCTAATAGTTGCAATTGAAGGCAAACTTGCTGTGTAGTATAAATATTTCCCCGCCCATTGATTTACTGCCCAATATGTCGCTGTCGGTACAGACGCAGGGGTTGCTGTATTCGGGAAACTTGGAATTTGTAATACTAAAGTTTGTGTAGTTGGTACACTTTGAATCAAGTATGTATTCGCACCAAAAGATTGCGTTCCAGTAATTGTTCCTGATGCACTTGCGATAGAAGCCGCATTACTTGTTGAGTAAGTACCTGTTGAACCTGCGGCATAAAAGTTGTAAGTACCTGATGCTTGAATCGTAAATGCTTGGCTTAACACGACAGATGCACCGATTACTTGATTAACAAATGTACCTGCTGGAATACCTGTGCCTGAAACAATTTGTCCTGCTACTAAAGAAGCTCCTGAGGATAAACTAACAATACTAGAACCAACCGCACCACCACTTACAAATGTAGGGGTAGCCGCAGTTGCGTTAGTTGCTGTTAATTGTCCTGTAATTGTAGGCGTTCCAGTAATGCCTGTACCTGACAACACTTGTCCAGTTGCGATTATGCCGGTTACTGCTGTGGCAGTAATAACATTGGTAGCAATTGTATACGCAGTAATTGATGCGACTTGTGTAAACGCACTAAGAGTAATGTATTGAGCAGGATTATTTTGTGGTAAATTAGTTACCGCATAATTATGAACGGAAGCAAAACTTAGTAAAGCCTGACCATTATTTCCTTGCCCAACCATTGAACTGATAGTTCCAACAGAACCTGAATTGCCAATCGTTAGTGATGTTTGTGATCCTGCGGAAATTGCGGCATTCGTACTGTCGAATAAGTTTGTACCCATAGGTCTCATACGGAATGACATAGCAGGGTAACGCTTAGACGCAGCAGGAACAGTTTGTTGTTGTGTTATCGCATCGTTACCATAAGAATATGTAAATCCACGTTGCGCATCGCGCCCACCCTCAATCAGCACGGATACACCATAATGCACCATGATTGACTGCGCACCCGTGCTTGAGTTACGTTGTTCGTAACGGACTGGTAAGTTACCTGTACGACTCCAAGGTTTAACTTGTGGCTGTCCTTTTATAACAGCGTTTCCTGTTCCGACTTGATTCAGAATATATGGTTCACCATTAAGGACTACGCCCCAACGCAATGCACCTGCGCCATACCATGCATATTCCATCCAAATCATTTGGACTTTACCCCAATCAATAGAAGCAATAATTGTTTTATCGCCGTTCCATTGTGTAATATCGAATACAGTATCTACCGGTACGCCACCTGAATCAGAACGTATCACCACATACATACCGTAGGGGTTTGTTGCTGACGGTGTACTTTGCATCACAAAAATGCCATTTGAGTCATCAAAAATACCGCAACGTTGAAATTGTCCTGCTGTAGCGCCCCCAAAGTTTACGTTGGACGCCATGTACATAGTTTTACCGGGTTGATACCGATGATATGGGCGAGATTGACGAATTGTAATATCACCTGAAATCGGGGGTACGTTATTTAAACCACCACCAATCGTCATCGCTACACCGCCGAGACCTGGGTTTTGTACTATAGATGCATTACCTGATACGTTGACAATTAATTGTTCCCAACGTAATGGTTGAGTTCCATATTCAAAGTCAGCATCATAAATATTTTGTGACTGTGAAACTTTTAGTTTACCTACAACATCTCGTAAACGCTGTGGTGCAATAAATTGCGCTGCGCCATCAATACCAGCAAGTCCCTGCGTTTGGGTCTGCGGCCCTTGGTTCGTATAATTACCACTATATAGGGCATTATTTAATGCTATTCCGTTTGACATGATTATCCTTTAGTTTTTAAAAAAGGGGCAGTTGCCCCTGGATTAATTAGTCTAAGCTACCATATGGATAAGTTGTTCTTGTCCCTATATTGTTGTCTGGCTGTGTATAGCGATTTGTTAAATAGTATTTTCCCGTTAAACTGGTTCGCGTATCTAGTGCTGTGCCTACAATTGCTATGGTAATAACGATTTGCGAAATATTTGGCTGACCGTTGGCTTGTAAAATATCTGTTGAACTTGCTGTTTGATTGGCAAGTTGCGCTGCTGTATAGGCTACAGTTTGACGACCAACTGTTGAAATGGCGCTAATTACTCCGTAAGATGGCGTTCCACCTACAGCAGTAAATCCATTAGAAATGTAAACGGTTTGTGAAGTAATTGCTGCTGAACCCCCGGCAACTGCGGCTAAAGGACCTACATCAATTAAGAAATCGTCTAAATCAGATCCTGTTGGCAGGTAAAATACTGCGCCACGATATATGTTCGTTGCGGTATCGGCTGGAATTGTTTGGGCTACTGACGGAAATACTGTGCTTGATGGCTGATATACAACCGCATTTGTATTTGGGATACCGTTACCGTTTACAAACTGGCCTGAAATGCCAGCGTAGTTAACTGCACCGTTGGTTACTACTGAAAGATCTAAATCACAGTATTGATTTAGTTGTGCGTACCCTACATTGCGTAGAGCGCCAAAGCGATTATCGCCTGATAGAATTGGACCATCAAAAGTTGAGCGTGCCATGTTAATTTCCTTATGCAAAAGAGCTTATATCAATCGTTGCATCGTCTGCTGGGGCAGTAGCGATATAAGCAATCACCCAGTTAAATATAGTATACAACAAATACAAAAAATATCATACAAAAAACCCCGCCTTTTGAGCAGGGTTTTTCTTAGAACGAACCTGAACTTCCCCATACACCTAATGGGTCGCTCACTCCGAATGAGTAACGCTCACGAGATTTATATCTCACGTTACCTGTATCGAAGTCACCATCCATAGAATTCTGGAGTGGTGTACGAACAAAGTGCTTGAGTCCGTTAGGAACATCAGTTAACAAGAACCAGGCATTAACGTCAGTCAAATAGTGGTTGGTTGAGTAACCCTCTGGGATTGTGCCGTTATTGTTAATTGCGCTAATGTCATTGTTGTTCGTTCCAACGCGTAACTTGGTTTCTAGTAAACGGGTGGCGACAAACATTAATGCTGGTGGCACAATTAATTTGCGTGGCTTTGCAGCGATTAACAATGAACGCTCATCTGTCCATGCAGCAATTTGAATAACTGCGGCTTCTAAAGAAGTCTCATTCAAATCGACTGGAACGGTTGGTGCGTTAGAGTTAGTACCGCCGGATACCAATGGGTGAGCAGTAGAAAATAATGGAACGTTGTCGCCATATAAATAGCTGTTGCTGAATCCGTTATTTAATACAGAAGCGGCTTTAACCTGTTTGGTGTAAGCCATACCACGAGCCAATGCTTTAGTATAACGAGCAGACAATGAGTCATACAAGTTATCTTCAATTGCTTCTTCAGTAATTGAGAAACCTAAAGCAATAGTTTCGTGTGAGTAACGAGTTGTCCAAGCCTCTTGCGCTGTATCGTAAGCAATCGCAGCACCTTCAGATTTAACTGGAGCAGCAGAGAATCCAGACAATTTTGTTTCTTCTTCAAAAGAACGCTCAGAACTTTCAACTTCATAAAGCTCTAGGTGTTCTTCACCATAGCGTGCATACTCAAGACCAAACAAGGCATTGAGACCGGGTAATAGCTCTTTTAGGAGCTGTGAACGTGAAATAGCCATTTTTTAGCTCCTTAGTTAGTTGTGCCAGATGCGTTATAGTAAGAATGAACGCCAAAGTTAAACTTGACGATACAATCCGTATAAGCATCACCGGGGTTAGATGGGAAATTTCCACCAAATGTTGAGTTGTTATTTACAAAATCAACAATCTTCATTGCTAAAGCGCCGGTATTTGCTGCACTTGAAGCTAATGCTACCAATGAATTACCAGTTGATGCATTACCTGTTGATGCGCCTGTACCTGCTGTAAAGTTTGCTAGTGCAATTGTTTTGCCGATAGCAGTCGCTGGAATTGAACCCAAAGACTGTACTTGAAACAATGCATCTGGATCGTCCATTACACGAATAAAAATATTTGTGTAGCCAGAAGTAACAGCGTTAGCTGGTAAATACTGAGCATATAAAGGATAACCAAGTTGTTGACCTGATAATTGGTAACGCACACCTACGCAAACACCGACTAAACCAACAGAAGCTGTTGTAGGGGTAGCTGTTACTACTGTTGGCTGACCAGCAGAAGCTGCGCCGATTTGAACCAAATCACCATTATAGATGGCTGCTGTGTTATTAACAGTTAGTGGAATCTCACGAATCACACCACCGTTAAAAGCCTGACCACCAATAAGGTTAATTGGCTTTAATCCATAAGGACCTGATACTGTTGCCATTTTAAACCTCCAAAATTATTTGTTTCCAAAAGTTACCTTTGTTTCCCTATTTTTAAATAAAGGCATACGCGGGTCGTTTTCTTTCATATATGTGTTGTCCACAGAGTCCATCTGAGAGTTTGCTAGTCCTTCGTAATATCTAGCTCTTTGTTCCATCATCTCTCTAGGCGCCCTGCATAATACTAAACCACCAATTTCTATTGAGCCTTTAAACTGTCCATCAATGGACGCGTGGGCCATAGCTTCGGGATAATCTTCTGCCTTTACAGGTTCATAACCTTCCCTACGGCTTCTTGAGATATTCATTGGGTCTGCTGAACCAAGTATGGTTGTTCTACACCATCTGTGTACCCAACCTTCTCGCTCGTCAATCCTAGGCAATGTTTCAGGTGGCGTCCATAAATTTATTGGACGGGCATCTTTTTCACGGGATTCTTGTTCACGATTTAATTTAATTGTTCCAGTAGTCATTATCTATCTCCATTCTGTTCAGCAACCTTGCGGGCGTAAAGTTCAAGTGGTACTCCTAAGCGTTTGGCAATTTGTACTTGCGTTGTGGTTAGTTGTATTTTTTTTGGTGCAGCAGAACGAGTAGCGGGTGCTACAACATTTGCGGCTGGTTTGGCACGTGATTTCTCACGGATTTCAGTTTTTGGTTCGCTCCCGAAATATTCGGGGAATCTTTTCTGAATTGTATCACTAATTTTTTGATAATAGTCATCAGATCCAATATATTTTTCACCATATTCTCTTGCTAATCTATTGTGAACCGTCAAAGCAAGGTTGGTCATCTCCTCTTCTTCGGGTTTTTCACCGCCATACCAAGTGTTTTGATCTACCCAAGATGCTAATTTTTCATCTGGCTCGCTCGGTCTGGGTGTTTTAGGTATTTGATATTGTTGTTCTTGAATCTCTATTGGGCGTAGATTAGCAACCTTATCCATTCTAAGTGTTGCTGTCGAGATTCTTTGTTGAGCTTCTACCAAGGCATCACTATCTCCAGACTCATAAGCGTCTTTGTATGCTTTTTTAGCAGCAATCATTTCAATTTCTGCGCTAGTTTTGCCCTGATCAATAAACATCTTACTGCCCTCATGCAACTGAGCTTGTAAGCGTTTATTTTCCTCTACGGCCAGTTCCGCTACCCGCAATGCCTCTTCTCGCATGCGGATTGCTTCTTCTTTGGCTCGCCTTTCATCATGGTAACCACGCCCTAATTTCTTGATTCGTTTTTGAACCTTTTCATCGTAGGCTTCCAATTCATCATCAGTCACCTCATCGACTGGTTCTTTCATCGGTTTGCGACCCTTATCCTCTACAGGGGTGTCGTCTACAATCTCGATTTCGTATTCTGGAGACTCTTCTTTAACTTTTTCCCCATCTGGGAAGGTGTATGTTTCATACTCTCCTTTTACTGGAACCGGTTTACCGCCCTCAAATGTTACTGTGCCAAATTCTTCTATTGCCATTTTATTTCTCCTTATGCTCGTGAAATTCCACGGGGATCTTCGACTGTCGCTTCTACGCTATCATCGTTAATGACCCTGAATTCTTGCCCATGAATCTTCACTCTCGAACCAGAATTAGGTCTAATTAAAACAAAATCACCTACTTTACAAAGTGGCCCACTTGGGAACCTTTCTTTATCTTGATATGCGTCCGGCCCTATTGCTACAACAAATAAGACTGGGGTTAATACCTCTTCATAATGCATTGTGGTATCTGCTTTTAAAATGCCACTTTCAAACTCTTTATCTGCTTCTGGGACCATGCACAGAATGTGATATCCTGCTGGCTTTGGAAGTTGTGTTGCTTTTTTCTCTGGTTCTTTGGGGATAGTAGAAACATTCCCTATTGCATCGCTGATTAATAAATCACTCATCATCATCCTTTATTTTTTGCTCGCGGTCTTTGATTAAATCTATAGCAAGGGCAAGACCTCGGATAACCCCTGCTACATGTTTGTATTCCTCATAGGAGGTGCAATTGCCTACTGCAATGAAATTCGCCTTTACATCAATCTGCTTCTGTAATTCCGTACAGAGATATTCATATTCGGTCATTCAGTTTCCTTCGGTTGAAGATCTAGTTTTGATAAATGGTCCAAAGACTTTCCTGCCAAATTATGCGTATTCTTTTGTTCGTTACTTAATATGTCTGCCATAATTTTTCCGGCTGCTTGAACTTGTTGGGACTTTATTTTTTTTGCATCCGTTGTTTCCTTGGCTAACATTTGTCCCGCCGCAATTCTCTGTTGTGCCTGTATTCTTTGTGATTCTATTTCTAACTGTTTCATTTTTAACTGCGCATCCGATAAGTCTTTTTGCACTTTACGCTGTTGGTCTTGCGCCTTAATCTGAAGCTCTTGTTGTTGCATCTGAATAATTGGGTCTTGCGCTTGTTGCTGTGCTTGTTGTTGTTGTGCCTGCGCTTTATTCTGTTGGAGCAATTGGTTTGCTGCCTGTGCTAGTCTTTGTGATAAGGCATACTCTACCTCAGGGGACATTTCCGACTCTTCCTCATTCATATCGTTCATGCTCTGTGGCGGTAATGCCATACCGAGTTGTTTTTCAATCTCGCTTCGGTACAAGAATCCGGCATGCTCATTAATATGCGCCATCATCATTGCTTGTAACTGCGGTGCTTGAGGATTATTTTGAAGCAATGCAATAATATGAGGGTCTTGCATAGCCGCTTGATGGACTGCAATATGTGATTGATGATCCTGATAACTAAATGCCTTGACTGGCTTCATAATCAGAACATTTTGATTTTCTGTAACTGGGTCTGTTGGTTTTTGATCATCTGACATTGGGATTAGTTTTGATGCATT